ACAAATGGTATCTGGTCCGCGTTGAAAGCCGTACTGGAAAGACGCGCACGAGATTGAGGGGTAACAGAGACGTCGTGGCGCGGCCTTCCTGTGAGACGAGGGGACAGGCCATCGCTGGGTAGCAAGCCGCTAGTGGTTCCCCATCTTCACACCGTCGCCGCCACGACAGGTGGTACTTGGGTGTCATTTGCAAGGTGGCCGTGGGCGACGTTCCAGACATCCCGCCACACCCGTTTCGCCGTGTAGCGGATCGCGTCCGCGTGGTAGTGCCCCGCGGGCGTCACCACACCCGCCTTGTTCTTCTCCAGCGCCCATTCCGGATGCGTTCCCGTCGTGTGCGCCCGCCGTTGATCGTACACGGCTCGGTAGGGACAAGAGGTGTTCTTGATGATCGGGTCCACGACCCGCCGCGTCGCGTAGGCCCGGATGCGTCGGGAGAAGTGCATCCCTGCCGGTCCCCGGGGATTGTTCGGCGGCGGCGGCATCGGCACCTTGACCGCCTTCCCGTCCACGACGGCCAGCCCGAGGTAGGCCCAGAGCTTCGCCGGGTTCGGGAACAGGCTGATGGCGGGAATGAGGCCGAGCACACAGAGCACGGCCCCGCCGAGTCCCGGCGTCTCCTGGAGCCATGCGGCGACTCGCTGCATTTCCGCGTCGCCGTCCAGAGCCTCAGCTTCGATGACCCTCACGTAGGTCTTTTCCTTCCGCTCCATCGCGTCCACGAACTCCCGGATGAACTCTGGGTAGGGGCGCTCCATCCGATCGAACGCTTTCAGCATGTTGTTGAGCCGGAGGCGGGTTTGCTGGATCGCGTCCCATTCGAGGGCGGCCTGACGCATGGGTTCATGACTCATGGGATTCTCCAAAAGAGGGGGACACTCAGCATCTGGGTAGCAGTAGTGATACGGTCACGCCAACAATGTCCCTCTTGCCTACGAAATTGCAAGTGTCGCCATGGTGCCGGGTTACTGCGCTACCATGACACCCTAGCGCCACCTTCCCGACACCATCTCACCACCGAATATTCCTGACCGGCTCTTGCCGAAATCGGGCAATACCCCTAGGGTGCGTAATAACAAGCACTTAGGAGCCTCACCCGGTGCCGTTCGCCGAATACGCCAGTATGCAGGACTGCATGAAGCGGAACGCCGACAAGGGCGATCCCGCGGCGTATTGCTCCACTATCATGCGGGCAGTCGAAAAAGCCGCTGCGGATGATCGGGGTACGGTCGCCGTCCTGAAACTCGACACCGCTCGCCAATTGGTGTTTGGCTGGGCCTCCGTCGCGGTCACGAAGGACGGGGAGACGCTGATTGACCGGCAGGGCGACATCATCCCGCCCCAAGAACTTGAAGACGCGGCCTACGAGTATGTGCTGACCTACCGAGAAGCCGACGAGATGCACAACCAGATCACCAAGGGCCAGCTCGTGGAGTCCGTGGTGTTCACCCCGGAGAAGCTCCGCGTGATGGGATTGCCGGCTGACAGCGCGCCTACGGGCTGGTGGGTTGGGTTCAAGCTCGATGCCGAGACGTTCAGGAAAGTCCAGGATGGCCGCTTGTCCATGTTCTCGATTGAGGGCACGGCCGAGCGGGTGGCGGCCTGATGGCGACGCACCTTCGCGGGTTGCGGATTCGCCGGGTCGCCCTCGTGGACAAGGGCGCGAATCAGGACGCCTTTGTCGAACTGTTCAAGCGCGCCGACGCGCAGGAGGATCCACTCATGGCCGAGAAGGACGTGGCCACGCAGCTCGCGGACTTGCAGAAGCAGGTTGCGGAGCTGACCAAGGCCAAGGCCGACGCGGATGCCGCGGTCGTCAAGGCGGAAGCGGACAAGCAGGCCGAACTGAAAAAGGCGGACGACCTGAAGAAGTCCGCCGAGCAACAGGCCGCCGAGAACACGGAGGCCGTCGTGGCGCTCCGCAAGCAGCTCGAAGCCGCCACGGATCAAGTCAGCAAGCTGGCTGACGAGCGCGAGATGGAGAAGTACGTCACGCTCGCCAAGTCCGTGCCCCATCTCGGCAAGGCCGAGGTCGCCGGCAAGGAACTGCGTGCTATCGCCAAGGCACTCGGGGCCGAGGGGTTCCAGGAGTATCTGGCGCGGCAACGTCAGGTGGCCAGCGAACTCGCCGGCTCGAAGTTGCTGAAGGAGATCGGTACCGATGGGACGGGTGACACCGATCCCGAGGCCGTCGTGGCGAGGATCGCCAAGACGATCCGGGAGAAGGACCCCACGCTCACCGAGGAGCAGGCCATGGTCCGGGCCTTCCAGTCGGACGCAGGCAAGGCGGCCTTCCGCCAGGGAGGGACTGACTGATGGCATGGGACAAGCCAGTGATGCTGCCGGCATCCTTCACCGCCGCCGGGAACTAGTCCTCGGCGACCAACCAGTTCAAACTCGTGAAGCTCGGCGCCGCTGGTGTGGCGACCCTGACCACGGGTGTCGCTGGGGTGGTGCATGGGGTGCTCTACAACCGACCCACGTCGGGCTCGATGTGCGAGATCGCCGTGGGTGGGGTGGTGAAAGTCCATCTGACCACGGCGGCCGGTGCCGTCGCGGTGGGCGACAAGATCGGGCCGTCCACGGTCGCGGGCTACGCGGACGTGAGCACGGCGGTGGGTCGTCGGTACATCGGGTACGCGCTCTCTTCGGCGGCGTCCGGGGCGGGCACCATCATTCCGGTCCTCTTCTCCCTCGGGGTCGGGTCGTCCGGCGCCGCGGGTGCCCCATAAGGAGGACGGAACCATGAGTGTCACAATCATCCGCAAGGGCCAGCCTACGACGGCGGAAACGCACGCCAACGATGCGTACCTGGCCAACATGACGGTCGCCTACATGCAGGAGCTGGCCAAGTTCGGCGTGCTCGGCGTGTTCCCCACCGTGCCGGTCGTGAAGCAGTCCGACTTCTACTACATCTTCGACAAGGCGGCCCTGCTTCGCATTGACGCAAAGCTGCGCGCGCCTGGCACCCCGGCACCGCGGTCCGGTTACACGGTCTCTACGGACACCTACATACTGGCCCGCAAGTCGCTGGCGCACGCGATCAATGACCCATCTCGGAGTTTCACGGATGCGGTTATTCAGCCAGAGGTTCAGGCGGCGGACTACCTCGCCACCAACCTCCTGATGTCCCTGACCGCGGACTGGGCGACGACCCATTTCGTCACCGGCGTCTGGGGCACATCGGCCACGCTCACCCTCAAGTGGAACGACCCCAACAGCGACCCGATTGCCGATGTCCAGACGGCCACGCGGACCATCGCCCAGAACACCGGGCGGGAGGCCAACGTCGGGGTGCTGGCACGGCTCGTCTACGATCGGCTGCTGGTGCATCCGGACATCGTGGACCGGATCAAGTACGGCCAGACCCAAGGCCGGCCGGCGCAAGCGAACGCGCAGACCCTGGCCCAGTTGTTCGGGCTGGACCGTGTCGTGGTCCTCAATTCCATCTTCAACTCCGGTGGCGAGGGCGGCACGTCAACGTATGCCTTCCAGGGGGACACGGATGCGGCGCTGTTCGTGCATGCCGCGCCGGTCGCTGGCCTCCGGACCCCTTCGGCCGGCTACACGTTCACGAAGGCGGCCACCGGCAACATCATGGGGGCCGAGATGAAGGTGTGGCGGGACGAGGAGAACGAGTCGGACGTGTATGAGAACAACGTCTGGTACGACTTCAAGATCACGGGGTCGGACCTCGGTTACTTCATCGCGGACGCGGCGGACTGATGATCGTCGCGGCGCGGTCCATGACGTTGAATGGCCATCCGGTGAAGGCGGGTCAGGTGCTCGATAGCATCTGGCCCGACCTCCGCGAGCTGGCCCGACGCAATCTGTTGCGGCAACGCTGGGTGACGGACGTGAAGGGCGACGCCGAAGGATTCCAGATGGTCCGGGATACGACGGCCGCCAGTCCCGTGGTCAAGCGGCGCGGGCGACCCAAGGGCAGCAAGAATCACCCCAAGCCTGTGGCCCCGGCGTGAGCCGCGCGGCCCGGAAGGGATAACCCATGGCACGACGGTACATCGGCAAGGGCGTGCAGTTCCAGACGGGGCTCCAGGAGGCGCTCACGACCTTCGCCTCGTCCGGCGCACTCAACGCCTACGGCATCAATCAAATCATCGGCAGCACGGGGGTGCCGAGCTACGACCTCCCGGACCCGATCCGGGGTCGGCTGGTGACGATCACGGCCGGACTCTGCGCGTCTGGCAAGACGGCGATCGTGATTCCCGGCACTACCAGCGTGTATTTCGCCTCAAGCGGGACCACGGTCACGAACCTCCGCAAACTCACCTTCAACGGGGCGAACGATACCGTGACCCTGCGGGGCATGAGTTCGGTGCGCTGGGTCATCACGAGCAACGTGGGGTCCGTGGCTATCGGTACGACCTGACGACGGGATTGGGGCGGGGAGTCTTCCCCGTCCCTGCCTCCCCTGCCCGTGCGGCCACGCGGGGAGAGGCTCACACTGGAGCCGCACGGAGACGCCACCATGTCCCGCTGCAAGATCGCCATCTGTGGGTTCACCGAGCACAAGAAACTGGCGCCGTTCGATGATCCCGAGTGGGAAATCTGGGGCATCAACGATCTGTACTATGACCTCCCCCCGGTGCCCTACGATCGGGTGCGGTGGTTCCAGATCCACGACTGGACCCGGCCCCTCGTCCCGCAACGGCCGAAGAGTGTCGGGGACTTCACTGAGGGGCCGCCCCATCCCCGCGACCCCAATCATGCCCTGTGGCTCACAGAGACGGCGAAGCGTTGTCCCGTCTATCTCATGCGTCCCGCCCCGGAAGTCCCGGATGCGCAGATCCTGCCCCGCGAGGCGATCTACGCCTACTTCCAGGACGGGCGCGGTACGCCGATCAAGTACTACACGAACTCCGTGACGTGGATGCTGGCCGTGGCCATCATGGAGTTGGCCCCGGTGAGCAACGACAAGCGGGCCCTTGCGGGGGCCACGATTGGCGTGTTCGGCGTGGACATGATGGTCTCCGGGGGTGCGGGCTCGGAATACGGCTGGCAGCGACCGTCGTGTGAATGGCTCCTCGGATGGGCGCTGGCGGCGGGGATCACGGTCATCGTGCCCGACGAATCCGAACTCCTCAAGACGGCGTGGGACTACGGGGACGAGCAGTCCGAGTACTTCCGGAAGCTCGTGTTCGACCGGCGGCAGAAGATGAGCGCCCAACGGGGGATTGTGCATCAACAGTTATCCCAAGCGCAGCAGGCCGCGGCCGAACTCACGGGCTACATCAACGCCTGTGATCAGATGCTCCGGAACCATATGCCGGGCGATCCCGGTGACGAGTTCTATGTATCGGCACGGGTGCCGTTGCCGGACAGTCACAAACCGCCGGAGCCCGGCATCACGGCGCACGGGCCGGCGTTCGACCGAAACGAGGGATAGGCTATGGCACGGGATCGCGCAAACATCGGGTTCGGCCCCACGATACTGGCGACGCTGGCCGGCACGTCCGTGGCGAGTACCGCGGGGCCGGGAACCTGGGTCCCGTGGGGGCCGTTCAAGGGCGTCAACTTCTCGGCCCAAGTCGTGTTCACGTCTACCGTGGGTAAGGTGCGGATTCAAGGCACGTTGACCACGGCGAGTACCAAGGGCGTGACGAGCCTTACGCTGATCAGTACGACCGATGCCACGAACCGGAAGGTCAGTACGGCCGCCGGGTCGTATGCCTTCATTCGGGCGCTGACCACGGCCTTGTCCAGCGGCACGGCGATCCCGGTCTGCGCGGCGACGGTGTAGGGTGTGGAACTATACGGGCGATCCCGCGGCCGTAGCTCGCGATGCCGTGCGGTTTCTCGTGGGTCAGACGAGTACCGGCGACGACGTCTTGCTCACGGACGAGGAAATCGCGTGGGCGATCAGCGAGACGGCGAATAGCTACTACGCCGCCGCCTTGTGTGCGGAGACCCTCGCGGGCCGCTACGAGCACGAGGGGCCGGAGAGTGAGACGATTGGCCGACTCTCGGTCAGCTGGGGGGATCGGGCGCGGAAATTCGCCGGGTTGGCCGCGCGGCTCCGGCGCGAGGGGAGTGTGCGGAACGCCGCCCCATTCCTTGGCGGGCAGTCGGTGGATGATCGGGAAGGCCGAGAAGGGGATACCGATCTGCGCCAGCCAGCGTTCGGCACGAAACAGTTTGACTATCCCGGCATGAGCACGGGGGACACGAGCACATGACGCTGTTCGTCCATCGGTATATGAATCAGACGCTCACCGTGCAGACGGGGAGCGGCTACAACAGCGTGGGCGATCCGACATTTAGCACGGGGACGGCGAGCCACAAGGTACGGGTGGAGCAGGTACAGAAACTCGTGAAGGGACCGGATGGCCGGGACACGATGGCGACAACCGTGCTCTATGTGGGGCCGACGACGGCAGGCGTGGCACCGACGATCACCGTGCAGTCGAAGCTGACGCTCCCGGATGACACGACCCCGCCGATTCTCGCGGTGGAGACGCACCGGGGCCGGACAGGCGGCACGGACCATCAAGTGATCTACCTCGGATGAAGATTGAGATTCAGGGCGGCGAGCAGGTGGCCGCGGCGCTGGCGAAACTCGGAGCGGAGGCTCCCACGACCTTGGGGGTAGGGCTCACGCAATGGGCGGAAGCCGTCATGGCCGATAGCAAGGCCAACTACGTGCCGGTGGATACCGGGGCGTTGCGGGCGAGCGGAACCGTGAGCCGTCCGGAGATGACCGCGACGACCGTGAGCCTGACGCTGGGGTACGGTGGGGCCGCGGCGCCGTATGCCTTGTCCGTTCACGAGAACCCGCGAGCCGGCAAGACTGGCGGGGTGAGTCCGCGAGGGAAGCGGTACCGCACCTGGGCCCGGGTCGGGGAATGGAAGTTCCTGGAATCGCCAGTCAAGCTCCACGCGGTCAAGCTCCGTGACTTTCTGGCCCGGGCGCTCACGCAGGCCATCGGGAAGACGGCGCGCGGGGCGCGGCGCTTCGGTGGAGGGTTCCGGTTCCGATGAGTCTCGTCGCGGAGATCGGCCAGCGGCTCACCTCGGCAGGCGTGGGCAGTACGTCGAGTACGGCGGCGTGGCGCATTGTGTACCGCGACTTTCTGCCGGGCACGATCGGCGGCAGTACGAAGGCGCAGCAGATCGCCATCACACCGACCGGAGGATACACGCAGGAATACGCCGAGGCGCTGACCTATCCGACGTTTCAGGTGCGGATTCGCGCCAGCAGTACCGGCAGCACAGGGTTGGAGGCCAAGGCGTATGCCGTCGTGGATGCGTTGAACCTGAACGGACGGGACACGCTCGGCAGCTATGTCTATCTGGACATTCTGCAAGAAGGCGACCTGTTGTATCTCGGGCGCGATGACGTTCACCGGCCGATCTATGCGGCCAACTTTCGGGCCATGCGGTCCCGAACCACGTAGGAGGAGACAATGGCAACAGGGATTTACAGTGGCCGAGAAGCGCAACTCAAGGTGGCGGCCACGTCGAGCGGCACGGCGACCAAGTTCGGCGCGCTGCGCGATTTCACCGTGACGGTGGATCGGTCAGACATCGCCACGTCGCACCAAGAGTCGAGCGGCTGGACCATCCGCCTGCCGGGGATCGCGACCTGGGGTGTGACGGCGGGGTGTGTCTATCTCTCGACCGCCGCGACGGTGAACGAACAGGACACCCTGCGAACCGCGTTGACCGGTGAGACGCGCAAGTGGTTTGACATCTCGAACAGCACGGCGGCCGGCTCGCAGACGTGGAAAGGCTACGGCTACGTCACGCAGTTCGTATTCAACGGGGACCCTGAAAGCCCCCAACTGCACACATTCGCTATTGCGGGTGACGGGAAGTTGACGGAGAGCTAGTCATGGCGACGGACATCTTTAGTGGCCGCGAGGCCAAGCTCAAGGTCGGGGGGAGTAGTGGGGAGACGACCATGTACGAACTGGCCGATCCCTCAACGTCGTTAACGTCAAGTGTGACGGGACAATATACCGGCACCAGTGGTGCGATGACGTTTCGCTGTCTGTTGTCTAACGTTGATTCGACAGCCACGCGCGTAGAGGTGTACCGGAACTCAAACGGCGTAACGGTATTGCGGGCCTTTGACATCGCCAAC